TTGCTTGGATTGTCGGCACAAGTCTTGCAGTTGTAGCAACAGGACTTCTTTTCGTCTTTATTAAAAGTATTAAGAATCGCTACAAAAAGGACAGCCTCAAAGACGAAGCAGACGCAAAAGAGAATGAAGAGTAATCTCATTTCCAGAACTCCTCAGGGATGATGTCCATAAAGATAGGCGGGTTCTCGCCTTGGTATGCATCAAAGATGTTCTTGTGCATAAACTCTTCAGCGGCATCGAAGTCCATCATATCTTCCTCCATCAAATGGGCGATAATTCGCTCCGTTGAGTAGATGGCTTGATAGCCAGTCTCAGTCTTTGCTACGCCATAGAAAGCGTAGTCTAGACCATCAGCGGGAACGATGGATTCATCGAAGTCCTTGAGGAAGTTTTTGAGTTTATTATCGGATGACATAATTATTTTTTGATGATACGGTAGTGAGGAATTGGGCGTGTGACCATACCAGATTTCACACGATACATCTTCATTTCAAGAAGATTGTTTCTAACGGACAAATTAATTCTTTTGGAGATAGCACTCTCTCCGCAGTTCCACATTTTTTGCAGTTGTCTGCGTGTGAAGAAGCCTTTGGCAGGGTTCTCTTCGCACTTAGTGCCAAACATTCGTTCTAGTTCTTTGAGGTCTTTATTGGTCATAGTCCTTTGATAGAATAGATAAATTTCTTGCCCACTCGGTGGGCTTGCCAGACCTTCCATTCGTTGCCTTGGGTGAACCCGTAAGTCCAGCCTGACCCCCATTTGCTGGTGGCTAGACGGTTTTTGGCGTACTCAGGGGATTTACCGCATAGGCAACCTCCAGAGAATCCGACAGCACCTTGATGCTTCCTAGCGTTGATTTGCTGGATGCTATGGAGGTGACCCATAATGACAGCACCCTGAGGCTCTGCGTAATGGATAGCGTGTTCCTCTACGGCTCTTACACCACAGGTGTATCCGTGTACAAAAGCAATTTTGCCTAATCTATGTACGCCTTGTTCTGCGTGATAGTCGTAAATTTTCTTGCAACCGTTCTTCTTAAGATGGCTCTTAATGCTCTCCTTTAGGTCGTGGCAATAGTCTACCATCATCCCGCTAGTCGAGCCGTTGATAATCTGGTCAAGGCGGTCATCGTGATTTCCGTTTAGGAATACAGAAGGTTGGACACGGGTAATGAAATCTTTGCCAGCCTTGACATCAGCAATCAGCGACTCGTCTTCTTCCTTGCGACCAGCACCACGCCTGATGCTTCTAAAATCCCAGTTATCACCTAGGTGGATTACTTGGTCAGGAGAAAACCACTTAAGAAATTTGAAGAACTCAGCCGCAACATCTTTATCCACCATATCACCGTGGTTGTCACCTACGGCTACGAACTTAATTAGTTTGCTCATTAGAGATATCGAAAGTGGGGTTTTGTAAAACCTTGAACTGGTCGGTACGCATATGACGGATAACACCGTCTTTCTCTAGCACAATAGCAAAGATGTCGTTACTCCAAGTTCCACCATCCCGCACATACATCATCCATCCATAGCCGATATCGGTTTGGACTGGGATTGGATTGCGGAATTCGTGAATCATTTTTTATTAGGCTTAATAGAACAGTCCTTTAAAACGGAGTAAACTGAACACCTAACCAAGTTATGTTTATTAATAATTTCTCTTGGAGTTAATCCGTTTTGGTGTTCAAGAATAACAATTTCCTTTACTGAGCCGTGCTTGCGTCTGCCTTTATCTAGTTTAAAATCTAGATTCATACGCCTCTTAACACCATAGACTGCACCATAAGACAGCCCACAAGCCTTGGCTGTCTCTGGCATAGTTAAACCATCACAGTAAGCCTTAACCACAAGCAACAGGGTTTTGCCGTAACCATATGTGCTTGTGCCTTTATTCATTTGTTCGTGCGGAACTTCCGTGTGTTCAACCAACCTTGTCGCCCACCACCAGAAGTAGAATGAGAGTACAGGATGTCTCCACCCTCTTCAAGCATCTTGATGTAGTTCTTTGCTTCCGCTAGTTTGTTTAAAAGACTAGCCGTATCTGGTGCGTCAAGTTTAGCCACCAGTTCCTTGACTTCTAAGCCAAGGATTAGTGCCGCTGCTTTTTCTGAGTTCCTGCGTGGGTCATAGCCAGCCTTACGAGGGACGAACCCCTCGGCTTGGCTAACGATTTTCTCGGCTTGTTCCATAGGTAGAGAGATGAATTTTGCTACTTTGCGTTTGCGTTGCTGAATGATGGCGTGACGGAGGTAGGTGATTCCTTCTGTCTTTGGCTGGTACTCAGGCATCCTTCTTATCTGCTTCCAGCAACTTAACCAAGTCCTGCTGGTTGTACCGCTTGTACTTACCTTCAACGGTGAAGTTGTAGTAGGTCTGGCGGTGAATCTTGGTGGGCTTCAGGAGGCGAGCGATGTTACCATCCGAAAGGATGATGTAGTTCGTGCCTTTGCCGTAGTACTTATAGGTATTGGACATATGAATTATGGGTTAGAATTAGAAAGGGACTTCGTCAGCGGTTTGCGGTGCTTCGCCTTCAAAGAGACGGATTGCTTCAGCCTTAATAGCGAGGTCTTTAGGGGAAACGGTGGTTGATTCACCAAAGGGCTTGGGAGTCCAGACCTTAGCGAAGTAGTAGAGGTCACCGCACTTAACGCTACGGTCATCTTCCTTCTTCGGGAGTTCAGCAAGAGGAATACCCTTGCGGTCACCGAAGGGTGCAACCATAGCACCAGAAGCCTTAACGGACTTACCAGCGTTAGGGTTAGGGATGTACTTCATTCCCTTTGGAGGGTTCTCAAGCGAGACAGTACTTCCAGCCTTTGAGACTCGGTCAGTCTCTGCATCGTCATCCTCAGTAGCCACGCCAGACACCGAAGCCAAAGCGTAGCGGCGAAGATAAGAAATGAGTGCTCCTGCGTCTTGTCCCTTGAGTCCCTTCTCTGCTGGGATAAGAGCGTCAGCCGATAGGTACGCACCACAAGCGTGGATGACGAGGGTTCGCACACCAACGCTTTCGGAATCACCGATAGGCATTTGGATGATGGCAAGTCCGTGCTTTGCGGCAAGGGGTTTAAGTGCAAGCAGGTGAGCGGATAGGCTGGCATAACGATTGCGATGAAATGGATTGGTGGAGTCTGCGTGGATATCCTTACTGGCTTCAATGAAGTCCACTAGGGATTTGAACAGGATGGCTTGGGTTTCTGGAGTGTTTTGGCTCATAGGATTATTATCGAAGAAAGTGCTGAAAGGATTCATAGAAGCAATGTGTTATACATTCTTGGTTTCGTCAACCGTTTTTTCTAAAATATTTCTGACAAAATCAGAACGGGTCATTGCGTTTTTCTTTGAAAGAGTGTTCAGACGGGCGAGTGTCTTACTTTCGATGCGAAGAGTCAACATCATTTCTTTGTTACGCTGACGAATTTTTAAAGAAGTTTTTTTCATAGTGGAAGGAGCGGAGAAGAACAGAAGGGTATTACTAATGCAAGGCTAAAGTTATACTATTATGACCCTGCCCCTACCATCTGGTAGTAGTCCTTTAGTCTTCGGATAAGGGCAACGCCAGTCTCCTTGTCCCTAGCGTCAAAACGCTCTAATAGAGTAGAACCGTTGAAGTTCGTGCTAACAATGGTAGCCCTACGAGCCGTGCTACGCTCGTCAATGATAGCGAACAGGTCAGAAGCCATACGCTGGGTAAGCCGCTCCTTACCAAAGTCATCTAAGATTAAGAACGGCATCGTGATTAACTGGTCTAGAGCCGTGCCGTGCTTCTGGTCTTTAAAACCCATTTCAATGGTGGTCTCCAGTTTACGCATAGTCAAGAACTGGAAGTTCAATTGCTTGTCCTTTAGGGCTTCCTCAGCCCACATACGGCAGATGATAGCCCAGATACCACGGGTCTTCCCAATGCCCGTAGTGCCGTGCAGAAGGAGACCAGAGACATCACCGCTGGGCTTCCAATCCAGAGCCTTCTGGATGTTGGGGTGAAGGCGAGCGATGTCAGTATCCCTAAAGATTTCTGGCATAGATGGAGGGATAATAGAATCAACCAATCCAGCATCGGCTACACGGACGGCATCTAGGTGCTCACGGCAATGATGCCAGCGAACCAGTTTATGAGTGCTGTCGTTCTTAGCAAACAACGCACCCCTACGACCACAATGACAGGCGATGTCGCTCATTTGGACTGCTTGCCCTCCTTGGCGGCGTTCCACGCTTCAACGCAGATGTTCCATCCAATGTGAGTAAGGTTTAACGCCATCTCATCCCCCGCCTTGGTCAGCCGCTCGACCTGTCCGCAGAGCATAGCAGACTTTTCAATTTCCTCGTCTAGTTTCTGGTCAAGGTAATCACAATTATTATCAAGGCGTTGCTTCTCCGTGAGCAACCAAGCGTAATCACGGAACTCGACATACTGTCCTTCCCCGTCCGACTGCATCACATCACCGCCTAGCGTCTGCTGGGCTTGGATGCTGGCTACATTGTAGCGAGGTGGCTTATTTAGGTTTCTCATTAGAATCAGAATGCTTCGTGGTCGCTTGCTGTCAATGGTTTTGTGTTACCTTTTCCACTTTGAGACCTAGCAGGTTCAAAGAGACCCTGCCAGCCGTTCTTAATAGACATCTCAATTGAGATAATGGACTTCTGCTCACCCCATAGTGCGAACTCCTTCCATTGAGCCTTCATCGTGCTCTCCTTGATGGGCTTCTTGATTTCCTTTCGGTAAGCAATCCAAGACATCCAAGCATTGGAGAACTCTTCTGATTCAAAGGGTAAAGGAGATGACCAAGGAGCAGAATCCTTTGTATCTTTATCCTCTTTATTATCATCTTTACTATATGGGTGCAATTTATTGCATCCCCCCCGTGCATTATTTTGCACCCCCCCGTGCAATGGATTGCACCCCTCTGAGCGGGTGACCTGTGCGTCAGTTCGGGCTTTTACTAAAGCAACCTTACTAACAGTCCTGATAATTCTGCGTCCTGCAACCTCTTGACGGACAATGAGTTTAGCGTCATCCAGTTCCTTTAGGATGTTCTGAAGTTGACGCTTTTCCAGTTGAAGGTGATTCTGGAGGTACGCATTGGATGCGAAGCATCCGTCCTCGTTGTCCAGCCCATCGACCACCCCAAAGCACACCTTAGCGGTGATGCTGATGGGATAGGTCAGGACGATGGCGGGAATCCAAATCCCCGTGAACTTAGGCTCGCTCACTTGGTTAGTTTCAGGTTCACGACCTCGTCAGCGTAAGCGGGGTACTGTCCGCTCTTCTGGCAATGACCGAATCGAATCATAGCCATCTCCCAAGACTGGTAGGTCAAGGCTAGGTCATCAACGCTGATGGAGTAGCAACCAACCGCAAAGGGAGGCTCTTTTTCCTGAACGATGAAGATGAAGTCATTGACAGGCTTACCAGCATTGGTTAAGAGCCAGCGATATTGGATATCCTGATAGGCG